TTTCGTAAGTACTCGTCCAGTCTCCTCTGTTCGTCCTCTTGTGCCATTCTCTGCTGGAACTCCCTTTCCATCTCTATATACATAGCTTCACGGTCCACATAGCCCGGTCTGTCCTCTACTCTCAAAGTCATTCCACCTTTGCGTTTGCGAGGTGGAGGAGGGACATAGGTAGCGGGAGGATCATAGTAAGGATCTACATATGTAAGAGGAGGAGGAGGAGGAGGACGATAATTAGGAGGAGGAGGAGGAGGAGGAAGTACAGTGACATTATGAGGGGGAGGATTTCTGATGTTAGCTGCACTAAGCGCTTTCTGGATTGCTGCCTCAATATCTGCCATTCGCTGCACTTCTTTGGCTTCGTCTAGTTCTAATTGCAATGTCAGCTCCTCCAACTGAGCAGCTGCTTCCTCCGCTTCAGCTATAAGCCGTAGCTCTTCCGCCTCTGCATCAGCAAGCTCTTGCTGAGCCGCAGCAACTAGTGCAGCTGCCTCTGCGGCTGCTGCTTTTTTTCTATCTGCGTCATAGTCCGTCTTGTATTCCTTTGACAGCGCATCAGCCTTTCCCTTTTCTACTGCTGCCTCAGCACGATCTATCGCATCTTGAACTTTGAACCGTGCGTCTGCTGCTGCCTCTTTTGCTGCTGCCAATTCGCCAGAAATGACAAAGTAGGCTGGAAGTCCTACCGCTAATCCAACAGATCCAATGGCACTGACCTTAGAATAAAGGGAAGTAGGTACCGGAGCAGCTACTGGAATTTCTGTTACTGCTTTGGCTGCTGCGTTGTCTGCTTTGGTTGCTGCTTTGGCTGCTGCGTTGTCTGCTTTGGTTGCTGCTTTGGCTGCTGCTGCTTTGGCTGCTGCTTCTCGGGCTGCTTTTTTGGATGCGGCAGAAGTAAATCCTTTGGTTGCTCCTTTGGTTGCTCCGGTGGCAACTCCTTTGGTTATTGCTTTGGTTCCGGTAGTAATTGATTTGGTTACTACTTTGGTTACTGCTGGAAGTATTTTTGTTACGACTTTTGGAATGACTGCTGGAATGACTCTTTTTGTAATTGATGGAATGGCTTTAGCTACTGTCTTTCCTATAGCACTAAGAATTGCTCCAAAAGCAAATCCACCCTCTATTCTATCACTTCGCCCAATGAGTCGGCGTACTTTATCGGCATCGTAATCCATTCTAATTGTTAATATAAATTATTTGCTTTGACATATCGTGATGCATCAATCAAACCCATTCCCATCTCAGACATGACATTTTTGACGATAGCAGCCCGTCCAGAACTACGACCGCTTCCTTTAAACATACTTCCAAGTATTCCCTTCATGTTTGACATATTTGGCGGTGACCTTGTCGGCATGTAGGGTTTACGAATAGGTTTTCGTTTATTACGAATCGCTGCAGCTTTTTTAAGAATATCAACTTCATAGGGCCTATAAACAGCAGTGCGTATACCTTTATTTAATTGTGTTATTTTATCTGCTTCTGCTAGAATCTCATCATCTGTCACTGGTTTACGATTCGGGATTTGTTGTTCTGGTCGTAATTGTACCGGATCAGATGGCAGCGGTGGCGGGTCAAAGTAAGAAGTCTTTATACCCCATTTATAACTCGGATTTTTGAAGGCATTAGGACCCGAGATAGGGAACATAACCCCAAATTCATTGGGCTTTCTTATATATTGTCCGGTAGCAGTGAATTTATCATTGGGATGGGATGCTACAAACTCTAATTGTTCAGTCGTCATCAGAGGATTTGCTTGCTCTCCAAAGTATGTGCGAGATGGTGTTGGAATCTCAACTGGACGAAGCATTCTATTTAGCATATCTTGAGTGAACCCAACTTGTTCTACCCCCATCTTAAATCCCCCTTTTCTTGAACGGGGTCCCGCATAGTAGCGATCGGGGAGATTTCCACTCTGGAGATAGAATTGAACCTCTTGTGGTGTTAGACCGCCATCATCACCGCCATCATCATCGCCATCATCATCATCACCATCATCATCATCACCGACATCATCGGGTCCGGGAGGTGGTGGTGGTTGACACAAATCTGGACGCATTTGGCATAATTCGTCTGAAATAATTTCACCACCGCCGTCGCCACTACCATCTGGTTGTCCATCGGGACCTAATCCACCAGCTAAATACGTCGCCAATAACGCCAGAGGTACACCAGCAGCTATAAGTAAAGCAGCCTTTTTGAGGAGTTTGGCCTTAGAACTTGGTCCCTTCTTTGTCGCGGCTGCTGGAGTTTGTTGAAGATTTTTCATTTGATCCAGACGGAATTTAGCTTCTGCTGGTGAATATTTCTTAATTGTGCCGGGCTGTCGTGTCGTTAGAGTGGTAGGTGGTGGTCTAGCACGCCGAGGAGCCACGTATGGTACCAAAGGACCACGCACGGGTTGGTTGGGATTGTATGGAACAATTGCCGTAGATGTGGGTCCCGCATATGCTCTGGGACCCGAACGAGATAATCGGTGCGTCGTACCCGGCCGAACTGCACCCGGCCGAGCTGCACCACCATGCATATCTTCATCGGAAGAGCTACCTCTACAACAATCACAACCACAGTTGCCACCACACCCCCCAACGAACTGAGACAAACCCATTGATGGTGTAGCACCAGCACCGATGAATCTTGATCCACCTTGTAGTGATTGGCGTACATTTTGTTCTTCAAAGGCCCGTGAATCTGCTAGAACTCTTCGCGCTTCCCTTGCCATGTTATACCTTCTATGGGTATTTTATTGTTTTGAAATGGTATATACGTTTGCGGACAATCACCAGTTGTTTCACCAGTTATCTCACCGCTTATGATAATTTTCTGTAGATGTGGTAGTATTTTAATATCTGTGATTCTAGTTATCTGTACGTGCGGTGACATTGGTACTGAAAGGTTGAATTTTCTTAAAGAAAAATTCCATCTGGCAGAAGTCTCCCAACTGTATTTTAGCATCTATATCTATATGATCTTTTGTAGATGTTTATGCGGTATGAAATGACAGCTCTGTGATCCTCCAAAATAATCAGATCTTTCACCACGTTGATATGATGTCTGTTCAAATGTTGAAAAAAGGTCCTTATCATATTGTACTCCATACAATCCATCTAGATAGTTATAGATGAACCAATATTCTGAATCTGGATGATTCTGTGCAAACTCAACCTTGTTACTGCCAATAATTGCTGTCGGAAACTTATCATGACTAATACGTCGCGTCTTAAGATCTGCGTGGACCGTACCGTTAGCATTAGAGAAATCAAAAATTGCCATTCCACCCTTGTGTATTAGTGGGGTCTCTAGGAAATCTTCTATGCGTTTGTGAGCCTTCACTTCAGATTGAGTACCAAATGAGTAATCTTCCTTGAACGTTGCCATCTACTTGGTAAAAATGTTTGCCTTTAAATGAATTATCAAAAATATCGGCTATACATAGAATGGACCCTCTCCCGGAGAAGAAGAAAAAACGGGTTTCAAGACAGTCAAAGAAAAAAGAGAAACCAGTCTTTAAAATTATCAATGGTCCCGTAGTAGTCTCATTTGGAGAGGAAGAGTACGTGGCGGATTCCATAGTGATGAGTACCCAAAGTGATTCTCATAAAAGTAAGTAAATTCAAGACGTTGTCTGCTAGTAAACGGCCAACTATTACGGCGAGTTTGTTTCTTTCTGTAATAGTTATCAAATGCTTCAAGCCAACCCATCTATTATGTCTTAATATAAGTATTACGTGCTTCCTCTATGCTATGTCCCATATCTTGAGCATCCTCCATCTGCTCTTGAACAAGATCGCCATACTTTGATGTCAAGAAAGAATGACGAAGCATTGAAGATCCAACCTTCTTACCAAAGAACTTATTCAGAATTCGGGTGATGCTATTCGCTGCTGTCAATGGACCACCAGCTGATCCCACCAAAAATGGGATTGGCTCTGCTCCCTTTCCTTTTAGTGTTTTGAATTGGGGATGATGTTTCAAATAAGCTGCTAGAACATCCATAAGAGGGTTCTCGGCATCATTAGGAATCTTAACAATCTGAGTACCATATTTCTTAGATGTCTTATACTTGTTAAAGACGAATTGAGAATCAGCCAAATCTAGATAGTTCTTGTCTTTTGGAGAAGTGTTGGCTGACCACTTCTTAACGACAACCATGTCCAGATAGTCTTGATTGCGTCGTGGAGGGATACATGTATAGAGTGACAGAATGGTAGTATTCAAAAGATGATCAAGCTCCTTCGGTGTCAGATTATTCTTGTACGTCTTTACCTTGGCATAAGCCTCATCAGACATCTTCTTAATGTCCTTCCAGTCAATCCAATTTGTCTCTTGCTTTTCAGTCTTCTCTGTTGTATGGTTCTCTTGAGCCTCCTTCATAGCTTCAACCATCTTCTGACGGTAAATAGTATATGATTTCTTATATGTTGGAGATGGAAACATCCCGAGAACGCTTACAAGCATAGCCAGTATAGATTTCTGTGTTGTCTCAGCATATTCATTCAGCTTTGTAAGTATATCATCCGTCTTCTTAAGAAATCCTAGATTCTTGAATGGAACTTTATTGTTCAAAACAACAAGTGTCCGGACGTACGAGTCTGCCGTAGTTGGCGCAACGCCCTTCTTTTCAATGAGTTCCTTCTGGAGATTGGTAATGAAGTCAGCCATTATATTTACAGATGAGATTTTTATCTCACAGTAATTATAGATGAATACTGGCTCTCCTCTTACAAAGGATCAAAAATTCAAACCAGACACAGATACATATAAGAAACCAAAACAGTCCATAAATTCTGGAACAGTTAAGAAAATTCTAAAAGTATTGGATGGTGTTGTCATTGGAGCATCTGAAGTCACGTGGTTCAATCGCTACATGGAGAACAAAGTTGCCGGAGAGTGTCTGCCAAAAAGCTTCTTAAGTAATGATCTCTATGCTGAAATCTGTAGAACCTATGGATCAATAGGCTCCGATACATTCATTTTAAAGATCGTCACGGATTTCAAGAGAGATCATGGACTTGTTAGCGTACCATCATCCGAGCATGATGTGACGATACCATGTACTGAGGATAGTGCTTGTATATTACCGTCCAGCGACCATTCTTCCGAAGCTCCCGAATGTCATCCGTAGTCATTCCCACATGTGTCTTAAGAAGGTAATTCAAAGCATGGAAACTAGTCGCCATAGGGTACACAACAATATGTGTTGCTTCATTCAGAAGAAGACGGGTCTTCTTGTAGTTCGTTAAGTAATGAGATAGACATAACATTGATGTGTTCGTGTGACGACCCATCGTAGCCAGATCATCAATTAACTTATGAATCACCTTCTCTGCTGGACCAGTAAAGGTGTCATAATCATCAAAGATCACCATACAGTCCTTAAACTCATTCAAGTCTGGATAGTCTTTTACAACACTATCAATGTTGATCCGTAATGCCTTTGGTTTCATCTTGTCCAGAGTTCCAGCATCTTCTGATAATTTTGAGAATAGATAGACCTTTCTATCTGGAAATATCTTCTGATAATACTCACCCAACCCTTTAGCGATGTACGACTTACCAGATCCAGATGCTCCAGCTATGTACCAAACATCTCGTTTTTTGGGATCTGAATTCGGTAAGAGTTCAAACTCGCCAGAATCTAAGACAACATCCTTTGACGCTACAGCATCTGTAAGAACCTTCTCATAGAGTTGCTTTCCAATTAGACTCTCCCCAATCAGCTGATCTGGATCAAGCCCCTTGTCTCGTGCTTCTTCTAGTCTCACTAGAAGCTTGATGCGATCTATAGGCTTAACAGTTCGGAGTTCTGCCTTGTAGTCATTCGCATTGATAGGTCCCTTTCTAGAATTCTTAATGTCCGCTTCATGTAAATAAAGAATAGACCCACTTTCTTCCCCGCCTTTCACGATTGCTACAGCCTTTCCACCCTTGCCGGGTTCAAAGTTTAGAGTTGGCATTTCTATAATATGGCCATGTATTTTAATGAATCATTAAAGGTAATTTAAAAGGGTACCTCACGGGCTGTAAAAATGATAGGAAATGTCTTATGGATCACATTATTATCTAGTCATTTTTATCTTTATTACGGATGACATTGACTATATTTACCGTTGCGGTGTTCATTATTCCTTGTAATTTAGTAATTAGCTTGACAATTTTACCATTCAGTACAGATCTAGGGCTTCTAAGAATCTGATTCAGATCTCCTATAATATTTGGCTCATTGTCTAGAATCATCTTAGTAGAATAAATGCTACCCATTCTGGCTTTCATATCATCAATCTGATATCGTATATCTTCAATTGGAGGATAAGGAAGTTCTAGAAGACCTAGAAGAGTCTTCAAGTCTCCCAGAATTTGGTACAGACGGCCTAGATCAGAGTTTAGAATAGGTACTAATTCATCAATTGCTTCCTTATCCTTTTCAAGTTTAGAAAGTGAAAAGAGTCGTTTCAAAGCCTTGAATGGATCCACCTTAGAATAATAGAGGTAGTCTTCACATAAGCTTAACTTCAATGGTTGTTCTTCAGCAATTAGCCTCTTTCCATGTATAGACACATTATATACGATTGAGGCTTCTATAAATCTTGAATTATAGTTGAATGTAGTATCAATCTTAATCATTCCACCACTACTAAGAGCTGAAGCAAGGCTTACACGTTGTCCTCTATAGATCATTCCACCAGCTAGAATCTGAGCTGGTTTCCAACGGAGAATATGAAATTTGATCTCCTTCTTAGCAACTAAGAAGCCAAACGGAGTTGTGGCATTCTCAAGAAGTTCTAAAGCGTTTGCTCTTTCACTGGGACTTATTGCTGAGGCCGGAATAGCATCAATCACTGACTGAGACTCTTTGATTGAGAAATTTTTGATGACTTTATTTTGTAAGAATGCTCCGGGTCTAAATGGATTGAATTCTGAAATTTGACCAATCTTAATATCCCCAATGTAGCAAATAAGTCTAAGACGCTTTACTATTGCCTTTAGAGCTTCTTCTACAGAAGCTATAGAAGTCATGTTTGCCGTGTTGTTAATATCCAAGTCTCCAGAGTATTGTTGCGATCGGATAGATGCGCTTCCTAAGATAGCTACACCTTTCATACCAGTCATTGATGCCGCGTTGATTAATTCTAGTACACGACTAGAGTAGTTATCTGGAAATGACTTTGCTTCCATTCTAATAATAAGTATACATAATTAGAATGTCCATACCATCTGGGATCATCCGATTTGCTGGAACGTGGTCAGTTACACACCGCTATATCTATGCCGAACTTGTCATAAGTCCGGTTAATAGCTCTGCTTATGTACTCGTTGTAAATGAACTGCTAGGTGGTACAGATCCTTCTGTTCCGAGTGCTAATTGGGTTCTTATACCGTCTAGTGGTGGGGGACCACAAGTCTATCAAGCGACCTATTATAAGAGCGTTCAACAAAACCTAATCAGCCCTAATACAGATATTACATTTGATGAAGTGGGGGCGTGGAATAATGATGGTGGGTATATCACACACACAAATGGAACTGCTGACTTCACCGTCGTTCAAACGGGGCTTTATCAGTTGGAGTTTAACATTGGTGTTAATGCGAATGGTGCTACTTGGAATAACACATCAAACAAAGCAGTAGCAATAGACATAACACGAGCCGCACTTGGAGAACAAGCAGTAATACAAAACAACGCTCTTACTGCTATTAATACATCATATCAACAAGCGGTTGCGTCATCTTTTTATTTGGAGGTGGGTGATATAATAAACTTAAGAAACACTCTTCCTTTCGCAACTGCTACACCATTTGCCGTCGGCGTTCTGAATACATTTGACCTCAACACTTTTTTCACTTGGGTATTTATTAGTTAGATAGCTATGGATTCACAATATATAGCAGTTATATCATGTACTTTATGTATTATAACTTTTATCATTATAGTTACAAGATGAACGCCTCAGAATCATACGCATTGACGATAACAGCTTTAGTCATTAGCATTGGCGGTATTATAATTGGAGTCGTTAACCATAAGAGAGTCAGAAGCAGCTGTTGTGGTGTCAAGGCAGAGGTGACTCTAGACATTGAGCAAACATCTCCAAAATATGAACCGCCTACAAAGTAGATGGAGGCAGCTAAAGCGTACGCACTAGGAGATGATGATATCAAGTCTTTGCTTGGTGGAGATATTAAGATAACATCGTATCCAGAATTGAAATCAATTCATGATATCCGGCAGCTATTTGATAGGCGAGGTAGAGCAATTATATTCTTTCCGCAGCAGAATGAACAAGAAGGTCATTGGTGCTGTATGATTAAGGATGGAAAACATATTGAGTTTACAGATCCGTATGGTGAGGAACCAGACGCACAGAAGGATGGATTATCTGAAGATAAACTACGGAGTATGGGAATGGACAGAGATGATCTAACACGACTATTGGATGAATCCGGCTGTAGAGTTATCTATAATAAGATACAACTACAGAAGCTAGATGATTCTGTTCAGACGTGTGGTCGTCACTGTGTCACACGACTCTTACATTATAAAATGCCTATTGCTAAGTTTAGAGCTATGATTGCGAGATCTGGAATGACACCAGATGAATTTTCAGTGAAAGCAACGTACAATGATTTAGGAAAATAAACTCTATAAATAGATATGTCCTATTCATACAAAAGTATTGTAGATGGCGGGGCTGATACTGACATGATTTATTACAATGCTCTCATCACATCTTCGGGTCAGAGAGGGACTGAAAATTTTACTCCAGCAGTAAGATTTAATGAATCCCGAGATGCTCCCATTGTAAGAAATGCCTCATCGTACTATTTTTCTATCATTCGTTTTGCTATGAATGGTCCCAATAAAAATTTACCTCTCTTTATTCCACTTATTCAACTAAACTCCCTTACGTATCCGAGTCAGATAGATCCAAACATCACAATCTATGCTACGACGATACCCTATCAGCGAGAATGGTATTTTGAGGCTCCACTTGGTAACGTAGTCAGTCATGTATTCACAATCACTCCTAACTCAACACCACTTACCTACTCGCCAGAGACTGTGAATTTAGACATTGCTCCAGTACCTTATTCACCGGCAACTGGCCTTGAGAAGCAAGATATCAGTACACGATACTACTGGGTCTATACGTATAAGCACTGGGCTACTCTTGTCAATACCAATATGCTAAATGCTCTTACAAACACATATAATGAGTTCAAATTGGCGTGGAATGCATACCCATTAATGGCATCTGTCTTTCCATATCCAACATTTGATAATTTCTTAATCGCTCATGATGCTCCATTTATTCGGTATGATGAGTCTGAGAAGCGGTTTGAGATCTACGGCGACACTCGTGCTTTCAACATGGCTTCTCAATGTACAGCAGTTGATCTAGGTGTTCAACCAGCAGTTCCAGCATTCGTTGCTCCAGCGGTACCCGTTGCACCTCTAGCAGCTGCTATTCCCAAATCAGATGTCTATCTCCGACTATTCTTCAACTCAAATCTCTATGGGCTTCTCACCAATTTCAACAATACATACTACGGAGCGACTCTAGGAACTCCTATGATTTTCCCACTGACTGGAGTTACCCCGGTCACCATTGGCGGTGGTCTCCTTACAAATTTGTGTGAGTACACGAATGAAATCCTATTTACAAACCAGCAGTATACAAATATCTTGAACAACAACCCATTGTTACAAGGACTGAATGCAGTCCCTCCTCCTAGCTACAATCCCTTCTTCTTGATCCCCGCGTATAAGCAGAATCTCTACTGGATCTCAGCGCAAGACTACAATTCAACCAATTCTCTCTGGTCTCCTTGTGCTGGCCTTGTATTTACGTCGTCTTTATTGCCGATCAAGAATGAATACACCTCCCGACCAGTTATACTCGGTACCACAAATATTGGATCAACGGGTAGCCCTTCAGCATTTGAACCCATTATTGCTGACTTTGTAGTTGATCAACAACAAGAGAAGGCAGAGGGCTGGCGAGACTTTACATTGTACGAGCCAAATGCCGAGTATCGTCTCTCATCTATCCAAGCATCCCATGATGAGATTAGAAATTTAGACATCAATGTCTACTGGCGCTACCGATTGACTGGGGAACTCATCCCTCTTACAATGTTTAACTGTTCAGATGTGTCCATCAAGATACTATTCAGAAAAACAGACTTCCGATCATAAAGATGAATAAAGATAAATAAAAAAACAACGTGCTAATCCGTTGTTTTTTTATTATTGACTATAATTATAACAAATGAGCGCTGACATTGCTAAGCTTGCCGTGTTTGATGATCGTATTGTACAGCAAAGGCCCGCATTCGCGGTAGATAAAGGGGCGCTTTCACTCACAAACACCCCCGTCTCAGCGATTTCGCAATCCGCTTCTCAGCACACGTACAATTACTACGCCCCATCTGAGAACGTGTTTATCGGTCGTGATGTCAATTGGTCATCAACAGTTAATCTTGAACTCAAAGTTCGTCTCAACAACTCAGCACCCGGTGGACAGTTCCCTATTAACCAAGCTCTCTTTCAGCCCGGCGTAGATGGCTCTCTTGCAGCATTTCCTCTCAACTCCCTCTGTGCCACAATGACAGCGACAATCAACGACACAACTGTAACCATCAACTCTCAAGATGTTCTTACAGAGGTTCTTCGTCTTACAGATTACAAGCCTAACCGTGTTGAGCGCACATGCCCCACGATGTTGGACAAATACCAGCAGAATTTCTACGCAACTGGCGCACAGAATGATCCCATCTCTGGCTACACGAATGCCTCACATGACTTTGAGCAACCCAACGGCGCATGGAACAATATTGTCTTTACTACTCCTCAAGGTACTCTCCTTTCTGGTTCAGCTCTCGCTGCATACACATCAAATGGTATTGTTGTGAATACAATTGATGGTGTACCCGTCTCAACTGACCAAGGTGCTGGTGTAGTCAATGGCCTCTATTCAGTCTTCATCCGGTGGCGAACGACTGAGAAGCTCTGTCTCAGTCCTTTTGTCTTTGCTGAGGAACACAGTCAAGAGACTGGTCTATTCGGTATCAACAACATCCAGCTCCAGATGAACATGCGTGATCCTAATCGCAGTATGCGTCTTCGTGATGCATTTGTTGGAACAACTGAGAAGCTCTTCTACGGCGGTGGGGCAACAGCATCCACATGGCTTCCTCCTCTCTCTTACAATGCTTTCATCAGTTCTGGTCCCTTTCAAGATTCTGTCTTGAATGTACAGAGCTTTACACCCAGTTTAGACTTGCCGCTTCCTCCAAAGTCGGTCGTTCCATACATGGAATTCCCTCGTTTCATCTCACAGCCTTTGACCACAGCCATGGCTGCTGGTGAAGTTGCGACACTAGCATCTCAGACAATTACTCTTCCTCAGATCCCAGATCTTCTCATTATCTACGTCAAGCCGATCGCAGATCCAGCCTCTACGGCGATTGATAGGAGTCTTGACCCTACTCTTCCTCAGTATGGTGCCTCTTATCTTCCACTTGAGTGCTCTGTTAACGGCGTACGAACTGTAGCACCATTCTCTCTCAACTTTGATAACTTCTCGGGTCTCCTTTCATCAGCGACTTCCGAGCAGCTCTATCACATGTCAGCGAAGAACGGTCTCAATATGGATTGGAATACTTGGTCTGGTATTGCTAAGGTCAGCAATGGAGCAGTAGGATCATCTGTTTCAACAACTGGCGGATTTCTTGTTCTTAAACCCGGTGTTGATGTGACACTCCAGTCTGGACAAGCCTCATCATTGGTTGGGAACTTCACACTTCAATTCTCAGTTCGTGTACGCAACACATTTGACTTCCCAATTCAACCCCAGATCTTTGTCATTACGGCGAACAGCGGATTCCTAGAAACCATCCGTGGATCTTCAAGAATTATTAAGGGTGTCCTCTCCGAGCAAGATATCATCTCAGCACCTCTTGCTCCGGTTGGAACTGGTGTGGGTCTTGCCCGTGTTGTGGGTGGTAACATGATGAAACTCGCAACTCGTCTAGGATTAGCTGGAAGCGGAGGCGGTCGTAATATGGCGTCTACTGGTCCCTCTGCCATGAGTGGTGCTAAGGTAGGATCGGGGGCGTCACGTTCTCTCTCTCAACGATTAATGTAATTTCACATTTATTTTATGCATCTTTAGTATAATAATGTCGTTGGAATCACTTGCGGATCCTTTATCTTCCCTCCGATACCTTCCACGTGGTATGAACTTCGCCACCGCTGAGGAAGTTGCCGTAAATGACGCCTACTGGGCAGCGACACACCAGTATGTTAAGAATGATGTTGCTCTTTCTTCAGTTGACGATGGTGCGTACATCTTTCTTGGTGGTACAACAAACGTCACCACCGCATTTGGCGGTGCTGATCCTTCCGCAGATCCGGACTGGGTATCATTGAAACCATCTGGTGTGAACACGCTTTCTGGTCCCATTGTTCCAGTTGCTACTGGAGGAGCAACCGCGGCATACACAATGACGGTTAATTCTCTCACCGGCCTATCAGCATCTACAACATGGTGTGTGTCATGGCAGTGTACTGCTACTAAGGCTATTGCTTTGGTCGCTGCTGACTTCATTAAATGGACTTTAACGGCTGGTGCTAATTCGGCAACAATCTGTCAAGTTCCCGTCGTTGATGGTGCTGCTTTGAGTTCTACATGTGCTAACTCTGTTGTACTCACATTACCAGCTCTAACAACCACTATTGTCCTTACTGGATCTACGGCTGCTGCTAGCACGAGTTCAGTTCTCACGATCACTGGTGCACGTCTCTCAGCTGTACAACTCAGTTAATAAACATACAGACTATATAGATGTCTTCAAACCCTTTAGAAAGACTATCGGAATTTCCGAATATGATGAACTGGCGCGGGACTTGGCTCGTAACAGAACAATATCTAAAAAATGATGTTGTTGTCTCGCCGTTAAACGGTTCATCATATATTTTAATAGAAACCTCTCTTCTTGATGGTACAGATCCATCTATAAACGCTGAATGGGATGAATTAGCTCCAGCAGCGACTGGAATCTCGCAGATCAGTGCTGGCGCTGGTATTACTGTGACAAACCCCTTGGGTCCTATCGTTACTGTTATAAACGCTGGTGTTATTACTCTTATAGATGGAAATGGTATTTCTATAGATAATACGGATCCACAGAATCCAGTTGTTAATTCAACTGCACTCACTGGTGTGACTCCCGGCCTTGGAATACAAATAAGCGGTCTCGCTAATAATCCAACAATTACAAACACGGGTGTGCGGACTTTAGCAGTTGGTGCTGGTCTAACATCAGATCTAGATCCTAATAATCCATCAATTGGCACTACAGCAGTACTCAGTATATCACAAGGCAATGGAATCTCTGTGACGGGTGGACAGACTGCTACGATTACAAACACTGGTGTAGTCACAGTGGGTTCAAGTGGTGTAGGGATAACTGTAGATAATACAAATCCTCAACAACCAGTTCTTACAAATACTGGAGTGTTATCTATTATTGCTGGGGACAATGTGACTGTCTCAGTTGGGGTAAATCCTATTGTATCTGCTCTAGTGCCTCAACTGACAGAGGTTAG